TTTAGGAAACTCCATAGGTTCCGCCCCGTCACGTTCATGTTGGCGTTGAGCGGCAGCGCGGCCATGTTCTTCGTAATCGTGACCACTACCTTTTTGTTCACGTTGGTGTTCACCGCGTGATTCAGAGGCATCAGCCTTTTTTTCCATACGGTGTTCTTCGATGACTGCGGATTCCTCCTCGTCTTCGTTTTTTAGGTCGCCCTCAACATCAATAGGGTCGTGCTTTAATTCGAGGTCAACTTCTGAGTCTTCCTCACGGTTGTGCATTTTATGTTCGTTTTCGTATCCGTGATGTTCTTCAAGGAACGAACAAAGATGGTCTATTTTTGACTTTAGCTCTTTGTGTTCACGATGAAGTTCTTCAAGGTCTACGGCATTGTGCTTGGGGTGATGTTCTGAATGTTTCTTATGTTCACTATGATGTTTGGAGTCTTCAAGATGCCGTTTTTCATGGTGAGCTTCCTCATTTTCCATGTGGTGAGGAGTCTTTTGTTTTTGTTCTTCGTAAGCGTCGATAGTGTTTACAAGAGCTTTAATCGTGTATTCCTTACCAGTTTTAGGTAAGACAACTGATAAATTCTCGTAATCAGCTTCCACAGGCTTACGAGTCCAAAATTTAAGTTTTCCTATCATAGAAGTTTCACCTTTTCTGTTATTTGCAATTTTTCGTAACTCTAGTTGTTTGTCTTCATTGTACTGCTTGAACTGTTCGGGTGTCAATACTACCGACTCCTCATAGCGAGGGTCTTTTACAATGGCTAGATGTTCGTACTCCCCGTTAACAACTTCATTTTGATATGGTACAGCGTTCCACACACCGGGCTTGCCATTCAGTACCGGCACATAAGCATTTGACAGGCGGAAACCATTTTTGATGGCTCGTTCTGCGCTATCCGTAACCGTAATGAATTTTACCCAATGTTTTCCGTCTACGGCGTTGTAAAAGGATTCCACCACCCAACCGTCAGCTTGTTTGCGTAGGTCATCGAGCTGCTTAGTTACTTCCTCAATGTGGTCGACAAACACAGGCTTACCGGCAAAGGTCGCATCCATTTTACGGATGGTGTCTTCGTTGATAAAAATTCGTTGTGGGTTATGTTCACCAGACGCGCCATATTGAGCGATGCCCGGTAACATGTGAAGCCCATACCAAACTTTTCCATGTGTAGAGTCGTTGAGAATCACGTTTTATGACCCCAGAAGTGCTACAGCGACATAACCACTACTTACGGCTGCATCGACGGCTATAACCGAAAGACGTGTGCCGGCTGAAATTGTGAACGGTAGCGCGGGTGCCACAATGTTACTAATCAGTGCTACAGGTACTTCTTGACCAGCGGGCCCTACTGCGAGATAAAGTAAATGATTTTCTGAACCAAAATACATGACTTGAATTTTGCTTGAAGTGTATTGACAAGCTGGTGTGATTTGAGTATACGCAGAAGTCGAAACGCTGCTTGTGGCGCAACTAAGAGAATATACTTGTTGTACTGACATTATGACGGTTCCTTACGTTAAGTATTAAGAAAGGTTAAAATCACGTAACCAGTGCTGACGGTTGAAGATATGGCCTCAAGCCATAGCGTTGTGCCTGCTGGTAGATAATAATTTACGGGAGTGTTTAGGTATGCCCCGCCTGTAGACACGAATAGGTCTTGTTGGCTTCCGGCGAGCCCAGATGCCAATTTAATGACATTTAGGCCAGACTCGGTTGGGTCATAATAAATAAATTGAATCTTACTCACTGTTATAGGTGAGGAAGGCACAAATAGCGTATATGACGTGGTTGAGATTGGCGTTGTAACGCAATCCAGTATAAAAACTGTTTGTTGTGGCATAATTTTATTTATTTTCTAAGATGATATTACTATATAAAATTTTACAAGACAAGTTTTGGAGAAGTCAATAGGGACATTCTTTGCATGCACAATTTTTTGTTTCCATGTTTTGACTATTAGTCTGGTTGATTTAGCATTGGCACGGCTATGCATCTACAATTGTAATCTTGCATAGGTAATTTACGTCCACCTTTAGCATCAGTGATGGGTGGTGAGTCGAATCGGAAAACCTTACCGTCATGGATACCGTGATAATAACGAACTTCACCGCGTTTGTAGTCGGCACCGGGTGATGGCTGCTTTGGCATGTTCACACACTGCCACCGAAAATACTCTACCCCAGCGTCTTGATAACGTGTGTAATTATAATTGGACATGAGCAAGTTGGTTTCTTGACGCGCCAAAAACTTGGCCTTGTTATAAGTAACGTTATAGCTGTTCTGTATTAATTGGATGAGGTTTTCGTAACGATTTCCGGCGTAAACGTTACTTGAGACTTTTTCTCGAAGATTTTTTATTTCTTCCTCAGTAAAATTTTTTATCCAAAGTTTCATGTTGTTGTTCCAGTTTTCCGCAATCTTTTGAACTTGATTTTCGGTTAACTGTGGAACAACAGTAATTTTCTCCAACGACTTTTTTAAACTTTTCTCAGCCTTTTGTATGACATCAAAAAAATTTGGCGCAGAGTCAATTTTACGGATGAAGTCTATGACTGGAAATCGTCTGAGGTAGTCGTCAATTTTGGCTATGTTCTCACCAAACTTTACTTTAGAAAATGATATGGCAATCCTTAAGTCTGCCGGTAATTTACGTTCCAATAGTTTCCATGTACTGCTTGACTTATTCCAAACGGCACCGACTTCTTGTAAACCTTTCGATATGGATGCGGTGTATTTACCGTAAAAGTGACCGCGATAAAAATAAACTTTTCCGCTTTGTAAGGCTCTTAGTAAGTCGTCTTTGGAGTTCTTAACAATGTTATTGATTTGTAGGTATTTTAATATCGGAAAATACAGCTCTCTGCGAAAGTGTTCAAGTATTTTCTTTTCGAGTTTGTCCCATTCGTTTTTGTCAGTATGGATGGGTGAAAATTCATGGATACGAGTGCGTGATGCCTCGCGCTTTTTTGTTCCATTCTTCGCGTTTAATTTTGTCGGCATTTTGTTGGGCTTTCAGTTCTTCGTCATGTTTGGTATAGAGTGCAAGTTTTTTCTCTAGTGTCTTTAAAGGGATGCCGAGACTGTTGGCGGCTAACGTTTTATTTTTGTAAAACTCACAGGCTGCCGTTATCGCTTGACGTTCCAAGTTTTCAAGACTGGTGCTTGGTGTCCAAATTACATTACGAACCATGATAATTATTTACCTTTCAATCTATGAGAATATAGCCACATAACGAAGGGGTAACGAACTTCGCCATATGACTTTTTACTTATTTCTTTGGCTTCCTCCCACTTCGGTTCATCAACCTTACCGGGATTCATTAATTTTTTGTGCATGTCTTCTTGGTCTACACCTTCAAACTCATTCATGTAATTAAAGTACGGGTGCTTGTCAGAATTGTAATGCTGATGAGTTTTTTTCATTTTGTGTTTTCCTTCATGGTCGTCGGGTTTCATCACCGTACCATAACCGCTATTCGACTTCATGCCGAGCCTTAAACTTTTCATAACTTTTTAAAGTTTCCCTATAAATGGTTTCCCAATCAGGATAGTAAATTTTTGTTGGTGCATAGTATAAGTCATAACCAGTTCCGGGCTTGGCTTTTAATAGACAAATATGAACAATAGGTACTTTTTCCTTGTCACGATTCTCGTGCAGAATGGAAAACGTCAGACCTTTGACTAGACAAAATGTAGAAAGTTCTTTGAGACTCATTTAACTTTCCCACCCCATTTATTCTTAGCCGATGTGTGAAATTGACGTTTAAGGTCAATCGGTTCACGGTTGCCTCGTCCACCATCAAGTGCTGGGTCACCGCGCACGCCCCAGTTATGTTGGACTGGACGCATGGATTTTGGCTTACTCGGTGCCTTTAATGGTGGAAGTGTGAGAACTTTTGGTTTGTCACCTTCTATCGGTTGTGCAACTGCTTTTTTCATTATCCTTGGCTCCCTGACCCACGTGTACGGCCACCATCGGCTGACATACGTTTAGGTCTGTTTTTATCAACATAGTGAACTGGTTTAACTGCTTCTGTTCTCTCTACCGGTAACTCGTGGTGTGGTACTTTTGGTTGAACTGTGGTTGCGTCCCACATTCTCGTTTTTCGTGTATCTTCACGGTTGGCACCGGGGTCATCAATACTTGGGCCCGCTGTCAAATATGGGTCAGGGTCACCGTCAGCTCGCGCCATGTTTGGTTCTGCATAGACACCCTCTTTCATAACGACTTGTTCGATTTCTGGGTCGTCTGGGTTGAGTTGGTCACCGGCTGTATCAAGGCTTATGCCAAGTAATTCATCACGGTTACAGGCTTCTCTAAATTCAAAGGTTGTGATTTCCCCAGTTTGTCTGGCGGTCATGAGACGTGTAAATTTTTGGGTTTTCACTGTTTCTTCGTCCACGGAAGAAAGTACACGCAGTGGTTTAAATTTGATGTCTATGTCATTAGGGATGAAACCAAATAGTTTTTGACACTTAATCTCAACTATTCTTAGAATGTCATACTTAAGTTTATTCCTAACTTGGCTTTCAACCATGCTATTGTAAACTTCAATGTCATCCTCACCACTATTGAAACCTGACGCACTGATACCGAAAAGCTTGGTGAGCGGCATACGCATGTCAGCGGCAATCTGCATACGTATTTCTTTCATTACGTCAGCCCAGCCAGCGAACGATAATTGTTTTTGTATGTAATCGTCTTCGGTGTCCATGATGATAGCGTTCTGGTAGTTCTTCTGCCAGTTAGCCATTTTGACACGTTGACTGACTTGAGCCTGTCCGTCTGGTGAGAAAAGTGTGTCGACAAGGTTTTTGATTTTGTAGACATCAACTTTAAATTCGTCAAGCACTTCAAAACATAAATCGGTTGCTTTAAGGTATTGGTTGATGCTTCTAACTAACTGTTCCACAACACTGAAACCCCAACCCCGTAACCGTGGCCGAACAAAGCTTGGTGCTGTCAACCCAGTTAAACGCATAACTCTTGACTTATGCAGCATTCTAGCGTAATAGTTGTAATATTCAAAGTTGTTAAATTGTATTTCTGGGTCGTACCCTTCGGTGTTTTGTTTGTCCCAAAAAAGCTCCCATAAATCGGCAGCTCTAAACTCCAAATTACTGTCACGGTTTATCTCATAAAGGTCGAGTGGAGTTGTTGGGTCTTGGTCAGTTAAAATCAAAATACCAGCACCACCGAAAAGCCGATTCCACTTTGCAGCATCACCGACAACTGTGAGGTCATCGTCTCTGTCCATGCTAATTTGGACTTCGTTAATTTGGTCTTCACTGAGCTGTTTACTAAAAATTTCAACGCCACCACGTAAGCCGTCGTCGACCGGCACGTTAATGAGGTTTTGTACAATGCCATGCTCAACGTACATTTCGTTGAGTAACTGCCGCATGTTACTGACAAGATACCAACGGTTATTTTTAAACAGTGTGTTAACTTGTGAAAGCTCTGTACCATATGGGGCAAAAGTATAGTTCCAATCTTGGAAACCAATAGCCTCACCGAAACCGTTGTTTATGGCGTTTTTTTGTTTCTTGTTAATTTTGGTACCCGCCATGAAGGAATTGAACTTACAGTCTTCTGGTGAGACCTTGGGTTTTTTAATGTCATCTTTGAATAAGCGTTTATTTGTCATAAAACATCCAGTATAGACCTGTTTTCGGCAAGTTCATTAAAAGCCCCACTTAATGTATCGACAATATCGTCATGGCTACCTGTAGGGAAGTTTTCAAGTTCTTCAAAAAAATCCTCATTCCACAATGCACGATAAACTTTAATGTTTCCGGCCTCGCACTGTGCGGCGACTGCTCTTGCCCTGGTCTCTTTATCTTTGGTTGGTTTCCGTAACCGTACGACGAAACCACTGAGATATTTTGTGAAATCCAAAGCATCAGAAACCCCAGCACTTCCCGGCTCTTGTTCACCTAAAACGGTTGTCTTAAAACTATCTTGGGTGGCTGTGTTAACAATAAGATTTTTAACTTTAAGCGGCGTATCTCTGATTGATTTTAAGTCAAACACAACGAAAAGTCCATTTGGATACTTGAGTAAACGTAGGCCACGTGTCCAGTCTGGGTCTCTGTTCGCGGGATTCGGCTTTGTGCTATTATGAACTAAAACTCCGTTGGCAAAAAATTCAGGTTGATCTGTAACGGTTAGATCGTAAACGGGAACGTCTATAAGGCTGGCATTTAATTGAGCAGTATTCTGCTTTAAAACTTTTTGCGTAAAATTCGGTCTCGCAATATTTACATTTATATTTTTTTGATTGTTTTGTTCTTTTTTGAAGAGCTCTGAATGCTTTTTTTCTATGTTCAGGATTTTTGAGATTAGTTTGAAATAGGAGATCGTGTTTGTGAATTTGAGCGTGTTGTTTTCTTGAGACAATTTCAAGATTTTCAATTGAGTTGTTGAGTTTGTTTCCATCCTTGTGGTGGATATGATCGCTATTGGATAGCTTTCCGTTATAAAATTCATACACATCTCTGTGTAATGTTCGGTATATATATTTCTTTTTTTCTTTATTCCATTCGTTGTAGTAAAAATATCTTTTTTTACCGTACAAACTATATCTTCTTCCGTTAAATTCGATAAATTGACCCATTGTCTATTTTCCGTCCAAATTGGATGATCTTTTGTGCCTGTTACAACTGAACCATTTGAAAAAATAACAGACACAATTTCATCTGTTTTTTTTGTTATACCACAATCTGAAACAAATGAAAACCCTTTTCTTGTCAATACTTTATCCCCTATTCGTATATTTTCTATCAATTTTACACCAGTTGACGTTATTATTTCTGTTCCAGCGATCAGGCATGCTCTATCCCAGTAACGCACACTGTGAGTCCAACCATGGGGGAGTACGTCGATAACTTCAAACCATTCACGTTTAAAAAAGTTGCCGGCATACGATTTTGGTTCTTGTTGTTGCTGTGCGGCAAAAGTATGTGGTGCCGCTTTACGTAACTCTAGTAATGTTTCACGTGAAACGCGCTCAGGGAATGTAGCGTTACCATCCGCATCAAGAGCCTGAACCTTATATTGATGAAACGGATAGCCTGAATAGTTCATCAGCCAGCCGCTTAGGTCATCAGTATGTACCCGTTGCTGCACGACAATAATGGGTATTTTGTCTTGGTTGTTTCGTCGACTCCAAAAGGTATTAGAGAAATTCTCGATGAGGCTAGACCTGTATGTTGAGAAATACGCGTCGCTAGGCTTCTGCGGGTCGTCGATAATGAGGTCTCCACTGAATGGGCTTGCATATAAATCTCCTGCTCCAAAACCAGTAACGCTGCCGCCCATGGTGGTTGCCCAGAATCCTCCCCCGGCATGAGTCTCCCATAGTTCGGCACTATCACGAGATAACGAGGACTTGTGACCATAGAGACGAAAACCTTTCTTAATTTCACGGCTAATCTTCATACTTAACCGATGACTATAGGTTGAATAAATAAAACGGGCCATGTTGTTACGTAGAAAGCACCACATGACATAGTAGGCCATGAGCTGCGTTTTACTGTAACGTGGCGGCATATTTATGATTAATATGTAGTGTTCTAACTCACGTTTGGCTGCCCTGGTTAGGAGTTCACAGAGTTCCTGATGAAAATTCTTGACAATAAATTTTTCACCGAACAGTTTATTGTGAGTGTCAATGATGAACGGTAACAGTTCAAGTGTTTCGTAACCCATTTTTTTCGTCGAGTTTGCTTGACGATATCTATAAAGGGTTTTAAATTCAGATATCTGAGAGTAAGTCATCTTGTTCCTTAAAATGCTTGTTCGCAAATTTCTTCAACTGTTCAAAGTCAAGGTTAAATTCAGATGCCAAACGAGATAGAAACTCTTGCTGTTTCAATTGTAACTCTCGTACTTTTATTTTTATTTGGAATTTGTCTTTGGCCTCCATGGCACCCGTAAAAAGCTTCATGGCGAATATGTTTGAGGCGACGTCACCGTTTTGAACATTTTTGTAAAAATTAGATACAGTTAGTTTACGCTGGTCTTTTCTCTTTAGAGCCTCTAGGTATTCTGAATGATACGATGGGTCTTGTTCTTCTTTGTAATGTTCTCTGTCCATGAATGCACAGAAGGTTTCACATGAAACATCAAAGTATTTGTAGAGTCCTGTATTATATGGGAAGATTTGGCACGCTTCTTTAAATTCTTTTAAATCAGGATGGAAGGCACGGCTTTTTGTTTTCCTATCCTTTGAATATTGACTAAGTCGAGCCATTGTTTGTCCTACTGAATTTCTATTATATATTATTGTATTGTAAGTACAATAACTTTAACAGAATTTTACGCACATAGGAAGTAATAGACCTTGATTTTTAGTAGAATTAAGTTTAACAAGTTAAAACCCCTCGTACTGATATACGAAGGGCTTAAATAACAATCTTCCCCAGTGAAAGGAAATTTATGGAATGGAGAATATATGACAGAAAAAAATGGTGATGTCAAGAAAGAAAACCCAGCGAAATACAAAAGTACACAACATTTTGTGAATGACTTTTGGAATAGCGGAAACTACGCCATGAAAAAAGAGGCTGCCTTTCCGATTTACCAAACGTTACAGGGTGGTCAAGAAACCTATGTAAAAAAAATTCGACTCGAACTTTTAAAATTTTACGATAATGAAAAGAGCCGAAAGAATCTCTGTAAAAAGGATATGTATGAGTTTCTGGCGGACATTATCGATAAAGAAAAAGACCGTCTGCGGACTGACGTCATCAAGAGTTGTCAATATCGTGGCGGAAGTAATGAGGAAGAACTAACCCGTGTTGCCATGATGCTTTTTGGTGCTGACAACATTCAGAAGCGTTTTGAGTTCATTACAGCGATGAAATATTGGATACAGGGCATACTATGGAAGATGGCTGGGAAAACGTTTGTGTGGCCTATTATCCCTGTTTTTTGGAGTCGTGAGCATGGAACTGGTAAGAGCGACCTTATGTCAAAATTCTATGAGCCGCTTCAACCGTTTGTGACGACGGCAGATTTTAAGAAGCTGGCTGACTCGGAACGTTACTACAAACTGCACACAGAAAATTTTGTAGTCGCCATGAACGAGCTTGCGAATGCCAAGAAACAGAATATCGAAGTGGTGAAGGATTTGACAACGGCAGCGTATTCGTTCGCTCGCATATTTCAGACTCAAGACATCATTGGTGAAAAAAACATATCAAGCCTCATAGCCACCAGTAACGTGAGCAGTGCGCGAATACTCAATGACACGACCGGTAATCGTCGGTTTTTTGACATTCACATATCGCGTGAAATCACTCAGGCTGAAATCCGTTCCATCAATGCTCTAAAAATATTTCAAAGTCAACGAATCTGGGGTGATGTGGAAATAAATAACATGCGAACTGACTACGAAAAGTACTTGAAACCACAACAAGATTCCGCTAAGAAGCAGGACTGTGTTGAAGAATTCATCGAAGTCGCCAACCTAAAATATGACTCCGCAAGTCACCATATAATTAGTATGACTGAACTTTTCGGAAACTTTGTAAGGTGGTACAATTACCAAGGCGTGAAAACTCCTCTCAGACGAAAAGAGTTTAAACTATTGTTACTTGAACATCTAAAGGCTGAGACTTCACGTTCGATTGACATTTGGGATGGGCTCAAAATAAATTTGGAAGCCTATTTACCTGACTGTGCCGACAAATTACGCTTCGCTGCTGTCAACCGTAGCAAGTTTTCGTCGATATTAGAAATTGTAAAATAACAAAATCCTCATTTCCTCATAGAATCCTCATACGTTTCCTCATGCCCAAGTGTTGAAAAATCAACTCCGCTGAGGAAATGAGGAAATTTTCGCCCTCGTGTGCGCTTTCTCTAATTTACCCTCTCGTCACCCCAAAAAACAGAAAAAGCATCTACCCTCTAAATTTTCCTCATTTCCTCATTATTTATATCTATTGACTTATAATATATATATATAATAATAATAAATATATAAATAAATA